CAACACCTGCTCTTTCTAATTGAGTTAAAAAGTCTGACCATGCTTTTCTTTTAGTAACAGGTGCTCTTACAAATACAATTGTATTATCATCAATTTTAAACTTTCTTTCTTTCTCTGCAATACCATCATAGATATACCTTACACCATTTTCTAAATCAGAATATGCACCTTGTACATCTACTTTAAACGCTTTAAGACCTAGCTTCTCTCCTTCTTTTATAAAGTCATCTGCAGTTGCCTCAGGGTCATCAGGGTCTTCTGGGTCATCATACCAGAGATATACAAATCTGTATGTCTTTCCTTCTTCTTCAGACAATACTTCTATATCTTCCCACTGTTCTGTAGTATAGTTATATTTTCTTTTTCTATAATCGCTAAAATTTTGCATTTCCAGTCCACTCCTGTTCGAACCAGATGTTCCCATCTTCGTCTTTAGTATATTTATCCTTTTCATAGTTCCCACTCTCAACGTAGCCAAATGGTAACATATCGTCTTGAATAGCTTTTAATCTTTCTTTATATAACATATCTTTCATATCAATATTTGTTAATGATTGAAAAACATCTGTTGTTGTAAACCATGCAAATAATACTAAATTCATCATTAAGTCATCATGATTTGGAGCAACAGCCATATAAGTATTTCCTTTACTTACAAATGTACTCATTTCAACTATAGTATTTGCATCATTTATTTTTAATTTCTTTTGTTCTATTAAATCTTTTATACTCGAACAACCAATACGTTTTACTCTTTTTGTCATTGTAGCACCAAGAGCATTTGCTTTAATACTTGATTCTACAAACATGTTCTCATATTCTAAATCATAATAGAGTCCATTACATACAACTCCACCTTGGTCATTACTTTCAATTACAACATAAGCTTCGTTATATGTATTTGCATATTTGTATATAATATCTGGTAATAACATTGGAGATATATTATTATCTCTAAATACACAAACTTGTTCAAATGGTTGTGTAGTCACATCAACAATTGTAAATGTACTATAGTCTTGATTTCTTCCCTTTGAAACATCAACAGTCATGACATACTCATGTTCAAGTTCAGGTTGTTTGTATACAAATACGTTTTCTTTATAAAATTCTGGTTCAATACTTTGTTGAGCTAATAAATAATTTGAACCTATTAATGTATTACCTCTTCCATGAAATGTATTACCAAATTCTTGCTCAAACTGTAATTCCGAAGTATTAGATACAGTTTGTCTTTTCCACTCTTCATCTCTTCCTGGTACATCCCACCAATCAACTCTAAAAGGTTTAAACTCATTTGTTTTTTGTACAGCACCTTCCCATAGTTTATGATATACATTACCTATTCCATTTGCCGTAGAAGTAATAATAACCTTTGTATCTTTACCAGATGAAACTACCGGATAAGTAGATGTATAAAACTGTGCGTCATTCTCTACAAAAGCAAACTCATCTAAAAATAATAAGTTAATTGATAAACCCCTTATTGAACTACCACTTGTAGCAGAAGCTATTATCTTACTATTATTACTAAACTCTATACTACCTTTATTTAATGCCTTACAACCTGGCTGTAAAAAGAAAGGTAAATTTTCTAGCGCAAGCGTAATACGCGCGAGCATTTCTCTAGCAACTGCTCCCTTATTAGCTAATATAGCAATTGTTTTTTCTGGATGAAATACTGCATACCATAAAAGATATACGACTGAAGAAATTGATTTACCACTTTGTCGACAAGCTAATACAATACTAAATCTACTATCATTAAAGTGTTTAAACATCTTTTCTTGATATGGATATAAATCAAATGGAACTAAACCTTCATCTAGATTAATAATTTTAATATAAGTTCTTGCGAAATATGCAGGATTTCTCATGCACTTTTGGTATTCTAGAATATCCTCTCTTGTGAATTCAGTTTCAACACCATCTCTTTTAACAGACGGGTTGCCTAGATAACCAAACTCATTATTCTTTAACTTTTGCATCAATCACATTATCTCTATCTAATAAAAGTCTTTGCAAGTCAGTTGTACTACCTACAAACATATTATTATTTGTCACATTTTTTTGTTTTTCAGTCTCATCTGCTGTTAAGTCTTTCTTTTTCTTTTGTAAAGACATAAGCTTTTCAGTAGTATCACCAATATTTTTTATTGTTTGAGCAAGCACTTCAAAAGCTCTTGGATGTTCAGATTCTCTCGCAAGTTCTGCAAGTACGTCCATAGAGCGAGTACCTGTATATATTAAGTCTTTATAAGTTTTTCGTGAAAACTCATAATCATCTTTAATATCTTTATCTATTTTAATAGGTCTGTTCTGTCTTACTTCTGGCAAATTCTTTTCTAAATTTGCAGTCATTTTTTCTTTTTTATCCATTATCCACCTTCAGTAATAGTTTCCGTTACTGTGAAACTATCAGCATTATCAGAAGCACCAACAGTAAAATCTATTTCCTCAAACGTTCTACCTACGTTATCTTTTTCGTGGAAATCTAGATTGACTTCACGTATTATTGCTTGGTCGGATGTTGGACCAAAAAACTTCATTTTCATTGTAAAGTCTAATTGATAGATTAATACTCTTCTTTCTGTAAAGTCTCCTTCATATTGGTCGTCTATAGCAATTGAACCAAGTATTACAGAAACATCTTGTTTATAATCAAACCCTGTGACTGGCTTGATTGTGACATTATACTCTGGTTGAAAATATGGTAATATTTGTTCTACTATTTGTAAACCATCATCTTGATTTTTTGCCATAATATATAATGACATTCCAATATCGTATGAAGTATAATGCTTTATTGTTTTCTTTTTAGTAACATCTGAAGCATGTGTTTCAGATATAATATTTCTTTTAGCTAACTTTTGAGTAGTATCTAAAGTAACGCCACTAATTTCAAAGGCCATTCTTGGTAATTTGATAGCCATTTGAGCATCAAATCCAGTTTCTTGGTCTAATCTAGCTAAAAACTTTTGTTTAGGTCCATACGCTAATGGAACTCTTATTTGATTTAAAATACTACCATCAGCTGCAGTTCTTGCAACTTTTAAATTATTAAACAATGTACCAAAGACTGCAACAGACTTTCTCATTGTAGCATGATAAAAATGGTCACCAAACATTAGTATGTCTCCGATGGGTCGCCAAATGGATTTGATTCTGAGAAATCAATAAATCCATCAGCATTTATTTCAAAGTCTATATTTTGAGCTTCTTCATCAGCAATCCAAGAGTTTCCTGTTAAATCAGTGACATCGCTATAAACTTTTGCTATTGTTCCAGTATATGCGCTTGTTCTACCTGTTAGTGTTCCACCTACAGTAAAGTCCTTTGCTGACGTTGAGCCTGATGTACCAATATTAGATACCCATAGTTTACTTAAAATATTAGATGGTTTCTTTCTTTGTTGTACTTCACCAAATACAATAACTGCTGGAGTATCTCCTACAGCTGCTGTAATAGTTTGTTCTACTATTTCTCCTACTGCAAAATGATTTCCACCTGATATCGTAACATCTATTGGAAGTTGATAAGCAGCTTTTGCTGTTGAAGTATCTATTGACTCAACACCTGTTTCAAAGTCCTCATCACTATATTCAAATAGTGAGCATTGCATTTTGTATACAGGTAAGTTAGATAATTGATAGAATGGTGATTCGTCTTCTACAAAAGTTATCTCAAAAAATGAATTGGTCATTGGTAAGAAGATTAAATCTCCTTCTTGTGGTCTTGGGTCAACAACATTATCTGAGAATGCACCAACTCTTGTTTCCCATCTTCTTCTTGATACGATAAAGGTAGCATCGTCTCGTATTTCTAAACCAAATTTAGAATATAAATCTCCAGCACCTTCAAAACCTTCAGTATTTTCAATGTACATTTCTAAGAGATATGCATCATCAAATTTTCCTGCAGGGTCTTCGTTAAGTATACTATCTCTATTTACAAGAGTACGTGGAATGTAATAAACATCTTGTCCATATATTCCTAATGATTCTATTATCAGGTCTTCGTATAAGTGTTGTTCACTTTTGACGGCCTGAGAAAAGTATACGTTTCTCGGCATGTTTTATCCTGTCATGAAGTCGACTGGTTGTTCCCAATTAA